GTACTAAAGCACCATCCTGTAGACGATTGTGCCCTTGACATCCTAATGTTGTTGCGTGGTATGCCAGAACCGGAGCAATAAAACCGATTGTAAGGAGTTTAAACCTCCTAGGTGATACTAACCCTACCCTAAGAGGTTTAAACTCCTTAAAACGCTCCTGTTGATGTTGTATTTAAACAACGATTAATAACCCTACCATTGCGTAGGGTATTTTTTTGTGTTATACTGAACTCTGTTTAGTTAATAAGGAGTTTTTCAAATGTCTTCCCCTTTCATAGTCCGTATTACTGATGAATTTTTATCTGTATTTACAGTAGAAGCCCAAACAAAAAAAGAAGCTATTAAAATAGTTACTATGTGGTTAAATAATTCAGATTCTACCCCAATTTACGAAATTGTAATTGAAATTAATGAAATTGTTTAAATCTATTGTATTAATTAAGGAAATTTAAAATGAATATTAATAAATTAACTAATTGGGAATTATTTAAAGTTGCTCCGCATATATTTGCTGAACGAATGGTTAAGACTCGTAGGATCTCCGCTAAGGAACTTTTAGATGCATGTTTGACTACCATGACCAGTGAGATGATCGAGGAGATGCTAGAAGACCTTGAACTAGCACCCGAATAATGTTGCATTAATACAACAAATAATACCCCTACACTTGCATGGGGTATTTTTTTGTGTTATACTAGTATCATAGTTTGAAACAAAGGTCTCCATGAAATTACTATCTACAGGCAACCCCAAAGTACTCAAGGGTACAAAGCAGGGATATAATACTTACATACTACACCTCGCTCCGGCAAATTTGTCAGGATACGAGACATGTGCCAAGAGAACCGCTGGTTGTACTGATGCTTGTCTCAATACTGCTGGGCGTGGTGGTCTGTTCAAGAAGGGGGAGGCCACTAACGTCATCCAACAAGCTCGTATCCGCAAGACCAAGATGTTCTTCGAGTCCCGTGAGGTGTTCATGCCCCAACTGGTCAAAGATATTGAGTTGGGTATCAAGCAGTCTGCTAAGGTAGATTTGACTCCGGTGTTCCGACTCAATGGAACATCAGACCTTGCCTTTGAGAAATATGAAGTGGTTCGTGCTGGAGTTACATACAAGAATGTGTTCAGTGCGTTTCCAGAGGTACAGTTCTATGACTATACCAAGATCCTCGGTCGTAAGGTGTTAAACATTCCTAACTATCACTTGACGTTCTCAGACGCAGATGGCAACGATACTGATGTACGCAAGGCTATCGGTCAGGGGTATAACATTGCTACTGTATTCGGTATCAAGAAGACTCTTGCTATGCCCGAGTCATACAATGGGTTGCCAGTATTTAACGGAGATGAGAGCGACCTACGCTTCCTCGACCCGAAAGGCGTCATAGTTGGCTTGTATGCAAAGGGCAAAGCGAAGAAAGACACCACTGGATTCGTTAAATATCCTACAATTACTCTGACCAAAGTATAATAATTGCGCCGGCGCTCCTGATGGGCTCATAACCCATCTGTTGCAAAAATACAACAACTGAGAAAATAATGCTTGCAAGTATCCATTTTTGTGGTATACTAGTATCATAGTTCAAAACAAAGAGAGGTTACCATGTATCGCATACCCCGAGTATCAACATACCAAGTTGAGTACACTGCATTAGATAGTAATAAAGTAGTACAAGAGCAGCGCACCTTCAATGAGTTCCATGCGCGTGAAGTTGGAACAGTACTTGCTAATGACGGTTTGAGCGTTCGCGCGGCAGAGATGCTAGTCCAAGGATGGAACAATGTGTCAACTAATGGGGTATATTCTGTTGCATTTTTGCAACATTGATGAAAATAATGCTTGCAAGTATCCATTTTTGTGGTATACTAGTATCATAGTTTGAAAAAAAGAGGTTCATATGATCAATGAAAAATTCGCAAATCACATCGGTTACTCTGATGTTAACCCGTTCGAGATCGTTAAGGTAGTATCAGACAAGACCATCGAGGTTCGTGAAATGGATGCTACAGAAGATAAATCTGTCAAGATGGAGTTCATTCCAGGCGGTTTCTCTGCTGTGTGTACTAACATCCGTGACCAGAAGTGGAAAATCACCTCTGATAATACTGCTCCAGTTATCCGTATCCGTCTTAATAAGAATGGTAAATGGAAATGTAAAGATGGTCGCCGCTTCTCGCTGTCAGCCACCCCTGCTAAATTTTACGACTACAACTTCTAAGGAAATATTAAAATGCCCGCTACACTAAAACAACGCACTGCCAAGTCCAATACAACCGTTAAACGCATTGGTAAAAATGCCAAGACCACTACTAAGATCAAACGGAGTGAAGACTTCGACGGTGGTGACCGTTACTTGGGATGGACTGCTAAGGAAGAACAGTCGTACATCCGAGATAGTGGTATCTACGAATCATACTCATCTATGAAGGGTATGGATTCATGGGACTAATGCATCCGATGTATAACATGAGCGGATCTTCTAAAAAGAATAAGAAGATGAAGTTCAAGTCGGCAGAAGCAAAGCGTGAGTACGAACTCAGTTTAAATTCGGAGTTTGGGGTTGCGCAAAAACGAAAAGGCGTGTATAATTCACACATGACCAATTCTATACTGACACCAAGGGCATATGTCCGAGAGACTGCTACTATACTCTCTAGGGGTAATGGTATGGGTAATGCTGCGAAACCAGCAGATAAAGTGTATACTGGATCTAAAATGATTGGAGTAGCTACGCTACACAAGTCTAATGCTGTTCCGGTATTCTCGAATGAAGAAGCAATCAACATGGCGAATATGCGCCGATAACATGAAAGAAAATATTATGCAAGTGACTACAGAACCTACTCTAACTCGCGACGAAATGCTATCACGCCTTGCAATGGATGCACAGCAAGTGGTGTTCACTAAGAAGGACGGTACAGAACGAGTGATGAACTGTACTATGGACTTTATGATGATTCCAGTGGAACACCAGCCTGTTATCAAGGAAGATGCACCTGAGCGCAAAATCTCTACCGAGACCATCCGTGTATTTGACTTGGATATCAATGAGTGGCGCAGTTTTCGAGTAGATTCAGTAAAATGCTTTACAAACATCTAATTTTAATATATAATAACCACATATTATAATTAAAGGTACATCTCATGGCAACATCAAGCAAAACTACAAAATCTAGATTCTCCGACCCAGACATGAAGTTCTTGGGAGCTGAACCTATGTTCGATTCAACTCTTGGTGTTGACTATGAGGGTAGGAATATTGCGTTGCTCAAGGCTCTCAATTGGTACAACTATTTTGTATCTAAGAAAGACCTTATTCCCAATATACTATCCTACGCAAAGACAGAGTTAAAGTTACCTGCAACACAACTCAATCAGTTCAAGTTAGCGTGTCCAACATGGGCGAACTCAACCGCAGGCGCATTGGTTAGGATGAGCGATAGTCGTGGATTCGTGCTTAATGATAAAGAGAAAACATTTATCAAAGACCATATCATGAGAGCGGTTGAGGAAGGTTCTAAGATCAAGGAGGTCAAAACGTCAGAAGACAAACCTCGTGAAGTCATTACCCCTCAACAGCGTCTGCGTAATAAGGTTAACGTCACTATCATGGAAGACCTTCGCGTGTTGGAAGACGCATGGTTGGCGAGTCTAACTGAAAAGTTTGATGCATACGCCCTTATGAAGCAACACGACTTACCAGCAATGTCTGTTGGTATGGTTACTCCTTGGGTTAATGACCGCATCCAGGAGATGCAAGACGCGATTGATAAATCTTGTCCACAGGCGGTGGAGGCATTCCGTCACTTGGATAAGAAAGAATTAGTTGCGCGTGTAAAATTGCTAAATAAAGTACTAGATGATTTAAAACGTCATCAAGCGAACTCTAAAACAGTACGGAAGGTCCGTACAAAGAAACCAGTCGCGGCAACGAAACTAGTCGCTAAGATAAAATTCCTAAAGGAATCACCAGAGTTCAAACTCGTGTCGATCAATCCTGCTACAGTAGTAGGGGCGGCGCGTCTGTTTGTATTTAATGTGAAAACGAGGACATTGTCTGAGTACATAAGTTCGGGTCCCGATGGTCTGAGCGTTAAGGGTACAAGTCTACAAAATTGGGATAGTGCTATATCCAAGTCTACGCGTCTGCGTAAACCGGAGGAGTTCTTACCCCTAGTCCTTTCTAAGACACCGAAACAAATCGGTAACGCTTGGTCCAAATTAACTACAAAAGATGCCTCTCCAAATGGTCGACTTAACGACGACACCATTTTGATGAGGATAACTAATGGTTAAAAAACAAATAATCGGTTCAATCGCTTCTATCGCTCTTGCGCTAATATCAGTAACATCTCTGGTACTTACAATACCAAGTATGGTTAGTAGTAACCAAATTGAATATCGGATCACACTCCCAGAAGAAACTTCTGAGCCAATTGTGGAGCGGTTGCAACTATCAACCGAACTCAAACCACTAACGAGACAAACTAAACTAAGCATCAAGGACTTAAACTGTCTTGCCACTAATGTATACTTTGAGGCACTAAACGAAAGTTTTGCTGGGCAGATCTCTGTGGTGTTTGTTGTTATGAATAGGGTTGTAGATGATAGGTTTCCCAACTCAATTTGTAAAGTAGTATATCAGGGAAGGCTTGGCACTGAACAACATGCAGATGATGCTCGCAAAGGTAAGTGTCAGTTCTCTTGGGCGTGTGATGGTAAATCAGACACTATCAATGAGGAAACGGATAAGTGGAAACGAGTTATAGAGGTTGCCAAAACAGCGTTTCAGATGTATAATAAGGGGTTCGACATAACAGAAGGTTCCACACATTATCATGCGACATATGTCAATCCAAAGTGGCGCAATGATAGAAGCATGGAACGCACTGGTAAGATGGACACACATATTTTTTATAAATGGGGTTAACGTGATTGATGATATTTTAAGTAAGAAACAGTTTAGTGAACTTGCCGAGCAGACCGCTCGTCTAAAACGCATGACGCACATGGAGGCAGTTCTTTTTATCTGCTCTGAGCGATCGATCGACCCGCAAGATGTTGGTCCATTAATCAGTGCTCCCCTTAAATCTCGTATTGAGGCAGAGGCAATTGCTGATCGTATGTTACCTGGACACAATACACTACCAGTATGATTATGATCCAACCATATGATGCATACTCATATTACATGGCGATCAAATTACATTTTGAGCGCGATGGGTATGACGCTCTGAAATATAACTTTAAAAGTTCTGCAACACCCAAGGCATTCTTGGGTCGTAAGGACAAGTATCACTTCGCAAAGATAGCAAAGAAGTTCACTCAACCAAAAGACTTGGTGGAATTCTATGTTTCTAACTTCTCGCGTGGTTCTAAATGGGTTGGCGACATGGTAGAGGATGGTGATGTTCACTACCTTGCATGGAAAAGATACTCTGACTCTATGAAATATCGTTTCACAAACGATATAGATACTATGGTAAACTATGCAGATATGAAGGGTCTTAAATTTGACGGACTCTTCTTATCTACTACTGACGATGCGCATCCGCACATTGTCAAACTACTTCTTCAAGAAGATATATCCCTGGAGACAGTGGTAATCATCGAGAAGATGTTGGGATTCACTAAACGATTGAACAAGTCAATAACGGAAACACTAGTGTGGCCAGATTTGTCTAAGAAGATTGTGAAGATGACTCCCTTTGTGAGTGCAGACCTACCAGTGATGAAAAAAATCATCGTTGAAAAGTTTGCATAATTTGCGATACTGTGTTATAATATCAATTCAAAATCTGTATAAAAGGAAAATACAAAATGTCATTTAATGCTCTAAAGAAAAATCGTTCTGCTTCAATTAACAAACTAGTTGAACAAGCACAAGCCGTTGCTGATAAGGCAGGCGGTTCAAAGCAAGAAGATAATATCTGGAAACCTACGGTAGACAAGTCTGGTAACGGTTACGCCGTGTTGCGATTCTTGCCCGCGCCAGAAGGTGAAGATGTGCCTTGGGTTCGTTTCTGGGACCACGGTTTCCAAGGTCCTACTGGAAAGTGGTACATTGAAAAGTCATTGACAAGTATTGGTCAACCCGATCCTGTCTCTGAACTCAACTCTAAGTTGTGGAACTCTGGTATCGAATCTGACAAAGATCAGGTGCGTAAACAGAAACGCCGACAACACTATGCAGTCAATGCATATATTGTGAGCGATCCGGGCAATCCTGCTAATGAAGGTAAGGTATTCATCTATCAGTTTGGTAAGAAGATCTTTGATAAAATCATGGATGTTATTCAACCACAATTCCAAGATGAAGACCCAGTCAATCCGTTTGACTTCTGGGATGGCGCAGACTTCAAATTGAAGATCCGTCAAGTTGAAGGATACCGTAACTACGACAAGTCTGAGTTTGCAACCCCTGCTCCATTGCTAGGTGGCGACGACGAGAAGTTGGAAGAAGTCTATACGAAACTAAACCCATTATCTGCTTACACTGATGTTAAGAACTTCAAATCATATGAAGAACTAGATCGTAAACTAAGTATGGTATTGGGTGGTGCGCAAGCATCTCCAATGAAGACTGCTGAGTCTATGATGGATGATGAGTTCTATACTCCTACTCCATCTGCGGGTCGCACTGAAAGTGCTGCTGCTCCAAAGAGTGCTGGCGCAAAACCAGTTACCTCCATGGAAGACGACGATGAAGATGCGATGAGTTTCTTCAGTAAGTTAGCTGCTGACGCATAACAGTTCAATATGCCAAATAAAAAGGACCCTTCGGGGTCCTTTTTTTATGCTGCTATCATCATATCATTACCTACTAATCCACCGAAACTTCGATCTGGAATATTAGGGTTTGATATATTATAGGTGTTCTGACTATTAGTTACTGGAGAAGATCCGGAGTTACTCGACACTGATGCAGGCACAGATAGTGCCGCACTATCTTTAACCATTTCGGTGGCAGTTTCAGAGTTGCGCCTTTCAGTATCTGATTTGTTTAGTGTGTCTCCACTCTTCTGAACTTCTTTTATCGGGGGTGCTGACATTTTCTTAATATCGACTGTTGCTTCACCCGCAGCCAGTCCACGGATCATAGAAGCACCTTTGTTGCCAACAAGAGGAATTTTTTCAATGAGTGATGCAACCCATTCTATAATAGTGTTCCACACACCGCGAAGTATGTTGCCGATACTAAATTCTGGAGCATCTTCATCGCGGAAACCAAGAGTTTTGGTAATCCAGTCAATAAGCATGTCGATTGGTTTGAATAGTAAGTCCATATAACCACCTTTGCCTACTAGGTTATTCCATAATTCGGTTAGTGCTGCGCCAGGATCAGTGAATAATGTACTAAACCAATTGAATATACCGTCGATACCGTTTTTAATCAATGATAAGAAGTCAAAACTATCTAATGTTTCTGAGAAAGATTCGAACCCTAGTTTAGAAGCGATCCAAGATGCTAAGTCCTTGAGCATATTCAATGGAGTACCGATGATAGATGATATTAAACCACCCAGGCCACCTTTAATAGCACCCAATATCCCGCCGTCTTCGTATCCTTTCATAGCACCACTAACAGTATCGAATAGTGCCATGATGATAGTGAAGGGCGCGAAGATCTTTCCAAAGAATGCTCCGAACTTACCCAGTACACCACCGGCAGTAAATATCTTAAGAACTCCCTTGATCTTTGATAATACATTACTAACCCATCCACCAACTGTATTCTTTATCGAGGTGAATACTCCCTTAACATCATTTAATCTATCGCCTATGCCAAATATAGGACCAAGCAAAGCTTTTACTTTAGGTACAATGTTTCCAAATGCGTCTGAGAATAATTTAAATTCAGCTTTAACATTATTTAATGGTATGAGAAAGAAATTCTTCACACTAGTGAATATCGATTTAATCTTTTTTACAAAACTACTTTCTTTAAAGAACAATTTGATACGATCCAGCACACCAGTGAAGAAATTTCCTACACTGGAAACTAAAGACATGATCTTAGCACCTATCTTAGTAGCACCAAACTCTGCCTTCAGGAAACGGAATGTTGCTGCAATTCCTTTACCTATCAATAGAGCAGCTTCTTTCACTATGATAAAAAATGACTTGGCGATCGTTACGAACTGCTTTAGATAGCCGCTAATAAATCCCGCGACAAAACTAATAGCACCTAATATAATTCCACCAAACCCTCCAGCGCTTGATTCACTAACGGTCTTTTTTGGGGTAGTATTGTCTGCAATTGCGTTTAGAGCATTAAGAGTCCTCTCTTGTAATACTCCATCTTCCTTTGCCTTTTCAAGTGCTGCAAGGTTATTGCCTCCTAAGATATCTGCAATGTTTTGTAGTTGATCGTTCATCACGAACGAGTTCGCGTCGATGTTATTCAAGTAGTCGTTAGACATAGAAATCCTGCTATCGACCTGAACAATGTTCTGGTTGAATTCCATCATCTCTAGAATTACATCTTCTAGCAAACCTTTTTGTTCGTTATCCATATCTTTACCTATTCCAAGATTGTTGTCTTATTTTTGCGCGTTCTTCTTCTTGTTTCACAAACTCAACTAATTGCATAACATAAATCTCTCTCTCCCAAGGCATCATGGTATCAAGTTCACTGAGTGAATAATTATGATGCTGCATCATAGCAAAATTCGTCTTGTAGTGGTTTACAAGCGAATCATGGGAGAGGCCTACCCGAAAAAATTTGCAAGACCCTTTAACTCAAACTCATTAACTGTACCACAATTGGAACAAGTATATTTGACATCATGTTTAAGCGAAGGCATGCTCTGGAAGAACTGCTCGATCTTTTTAAACTGAGCAGAGTTCAGTGAGTCTACAAACGCTTGTAGTTCTTGTGGAGTAGAATCTTTGGCAGGGTATACATTATTTTCGTCAAAAATCATTTCAATTGAATTAACAACTGTTTTCATAACCGCTTCTATACCTTCTAACTTAGATATCTTTTGAGCATCTTCGACAGTAGGATACCTTAGTTTGATTCCGACCTTATCGGTCAACATAATCTTACTATCGAATTCAGTACCTTGTACTTCTAATGCATCTAGATTAAGTTCGTACTCGTTACTCTCTTCGCAGTTAGAACACTTTAGGTTAATTTTAGATACTTCCCCGACAGACTTTGATCTCAACTTTAAAAACAAGTACTCTAGGTCAAATGTAGCAAGTTGTTTAACTTGAAGTTTGCCAAATGTACATGCGTCAATAACATCTTGCACTGCTCTTAATATTTGCGATTGATCTTCGCTTTCCATAGCAAGCATCAAAACCTTTTCCTCTTTAACGAGGTAGGGTCTGTATGTAACTTCTTTCTGTGTAGATGGGATCTTTACAGAATATTTGGGTGTATCGATTACGGGTAATGCCATTATTTAATTCCTTAATATAAAAATTTCAGTCAGTAGTATTTATAGTTTAAAGTCCGAAGGTTCCTGCAACTGTATCAGCAATTCCACCAGCAATTCCAGTAACTGTATCAACAAGTCCTTCTACCACGAAGTTCTCGTATGTTAGGTTAACCGTCACTTTCTGAATACTGTTCTCGGCAGTGTTATCTAGGTTAATAGCATTAATACCAGTAGGATATGCGTTCTCTAGGCGAACAGTGTATATTGGGATGTTCTGTTTGTTTAGTTGAGCAATTCTGACGTCGGTTACATATTCGCTCTTATAGTTCATAGTATAAGTGTCGATATTAAATACCATACCCATCCATTGATCAAACATCTTTCGCATATAATAATCATTGGTCAACAAGAAAGTAAACGTGACGTCTTCATTGATATATGTGTATGGAACTTTGATAGATTGCTTTACGTTCTGCATATCAATCGTCGTGATTGCGCGCCCAGGCAGGGTGCAACTCTCACATAACATAGCAACATCTCTGGGGTCGTTTATAAGACCTCCTAACGACAAACCATTTCCAGACAGTACTCCGACTGCAAGGGCGTTTAAGTCAAGATTCAGTAAACTGCCCGATGGAGGTTGCATATAAACCATGAATCTATTAGAGTTAGCAAGTCCTTGGCGTTTGCTGAAGATTCCTTTTAGTTCGTCGATATCGCTTCCGAGTAATGACATTATTATAGTCCTCTACTTATTTTATATGAGTCTTTCCAGACTGCGGTTTTTGTGCTCTTAGCAAATTGCTCAGTTGGTAAGAATATCGCGATCTCCCATTCTGGTGGGCGAACCAATACAATTTTTGAATCTATCTGACTACTAAGATAATGTTTGAAACAAGGTTTAAACTCTCGATACTTACGAACACTCTTGAGTAAGTCGTACCTCATTTTAA